AGGACAAACTAATGGCCCGCTTTACGAAACAAAAGACGATCAACATCTACAACGATGAAACCGGCGTCTGCTACACCATCGAAGAACAAACTGATCCTGGTTTGATCTCTATCCGCCTTACTGACGTTGGTCAGAAAGAGAAGAGCATCACCGATCTGACGCCAGAAGCCATCATCGAGATTGCTGACGCTATGGTCGAGATTGCCCACAGCATTCAAAACCGAGATCGTAAGAACTACGTCCAGCCCAAAGCGTTTGGCATTGGTGGTGGCGGCATCCTCGTCAATGGTGGTAAGTGATAATGACTCGATACAACGGAAGACCGACAATCGAAATTTCACATGCCGTAACAAACCAAGTTGAGTTTGTCGTAGGTGAAGGCCCTGAGTGGGGAACCATACACATTAAAATCCGTGGCGGCGACTACGAAGAATACATGGATGCCGACGCGGCCCGCGCGCTTGCTGGCGCCCTGATTGACGTTGTCGAGTACATCGAAGACCGAGAGTTTGCTGACTAACATGACCGAACAAGCTATGGCCCGTCTGACTAACATTGACACTGATACTGACATTCTGCGCGCACCGTGTCAGCTTGTTGATCTCGACGATCTGAAAGCGGATCGGCAGAAATACGTTTTCATGTTCGACCGAATGTTATCGATCATGCGGGACAACAATGGGATCGGACTTGCCGCAAATCAGGCGGGCTATTCTCTGCGGATGTGTATTGTCGCTATCACAAAGACACCGATCTATATGATCAATCCAAGGCTGCTCTTCATTTCCGGCGACAAGGTACCGGCACTCGAAGGTTGCTTGTCTTGTCCCGGCGAACAGGTCGTCGTGAAGCGGTCGGTTTCTGTCGTGGTCGAGTATTACGATCTCTCGGGCGTCAAACATAAGTTGCGCGCCAACGGTCTCACTGCACGCTGCATCCAGCATGAGATCGATCACCTTGATGGTGTCGTTATCCGAGACCACCAGAAGGAAAAGAAGAGCCCAGCCCTCACGCAATGGTATGGATCAGATGCCAGCAATTAAACAGAATCTCATCACCCGCGAAGACCTTCAGGCGAACCCAAACGTCTTTTATGTCTTTGGCGACAACGCCGCCCGCACTGGGTACGGCGGGCAAGCGGCTGAAATGCGCGGCGAGCCGAACGCTATCGGCATTCGGACTAAGTGGTTTCCGAATATGGATCAGAACTCGTTCTTCTCAGACCACGCCAGTTACGCCGTATTGCTGCTGCTCCGGGAAGACATCGAAGAAATCGAGTCCAAGCTGCGTGCTGGCGCCATCGTTGTGTTCCCAAGAAACGGGATCGGCACCGGCTTCGCTCAAATGGAGCGGCGAGCCCCTAAGTGTTTTGCTTATCTCAAAAGCGAATTGGAGAGACTTCAAAATGACTACCAGTGACATTTTCCGGATCGGGCGCACCCTGATCCATCGCGCCATTGTCGTGCCTCCGGTGTTTATCGTCGCCATCGTCTTCATCATTCTGATGGCACTCGAACGCCTGCTGGCTTACATCCTGATCGTGCCGCCGCTGATCGATTGATGCGCGACCCGTCTGCCGCAACCGAGACCGATTTCCAGGTGGAGCTACCGCCTGGGAAAGAATGGCTGCCGTTCCAACCGGCAGGCGTCGAGTACGCTTTGCAAAGGGCGGCGACGCTCATTGCGGACCCGCCCGGCCTCGGCAAGACCGCTCAAGCCTTCGGTGTCATCAACGCTGACGACACCATCAACACCGTCTTGATCATCTGCCCGGCCTATCTGAAGGCACATTGGGCGCGACAGTACGAAGAATGGTGCGTCGCTGACTTGACGGTCGGGATCGCTGGATCGGTGAAGGAGAAGACGGTCGAAGACGGCAAGACCAAATACCGCAACACCCTGAAGTGGCCCGACACCCAGGTCGTCATCGTCAACTACGATCTTCTTCCGCGCTTCTATAAGCAGATTCGAGCGATGACCTGGGACTTGCTGATCGCAGATGAAGCCCATTACCTGACCAACGTCAAAGCGATCCGCACAAAGAACATTATCGGCTATCGCGGCGGAAAGAAGCCGGACTGGATCGAGCCGATCCAGGCGCGACGCAAGCTATTCCTTACAGGGACGCCCCTGACGGCCCGCCCAGTTGACCTCTGGCCCTTGCTGCGTGTCCTAGACCCCAAGGGCCTTGGCGCCGACTACATGCGCTTCGTGCGCCGCTATTGCGACGCCAAGAACAACGGCTTCGGCCTGGACGTGAGCGGAGCTTCGAACCTCGAAGAGCTTCAGCAAATCATGCGCAAGCGTTTCATGGTCCGCCGCGACAAGATGACTGTCCTCAAAGACCTGCCGCCGAAGCGCCGCCAGATCGTGCCATTGCCGAAGGCTGGCCTGGAGCGTATCACTGAAGAGGAGCTAGACGCCTTCCAGCGCCTCCTCAGTGCGTTTGAGCGCACGCTAGGGCGTCCTCCTAACCAGGAAGAAGTGTGGCGATGGGAGAGCCTGTCTGCGGCCATTGAGGACAAATTTCAAAACCTCTCTGGCCTCGAATATCAAGAAGTGGTCGGGCGCCTCGGCAGCGACGCCGAAGTGGCGTTCGAACAGATGTCAAAGGCCAGGGAACAGTTGGCCCGCGCCAAGGTCAAAATGGTCGTCGAGTACGTCAACAGCCTCCTCGACCAGGGCGAAAAGGTTGTCTTGTTTTGCGTCCACAAGGCTGTGGCGTCCGCTTTCTATGAACAGTTTGGCGATAGCGCCGTCCTCGTTACTGGCGCCCTCCAAGCCGACAAGCGCCAACATGCCGTCGATAGATTCCAGACTGACCCAAACTGCCGTACGCTGATTGGCAACATCCAGGCCGCAGGTACGGGCTTCACGATGACGGCAGCTTCGCATGTCGTGTTCGCGGAGTTCTCTTGGCTCCCCTCAGATATGGAACAGGCTGAAGATCGCCTTTGGCGTATCGGTCAACAGAACGATGTGACGGTCCATCATCTGGTTGTCGAAGACAGCCTGGACGCAAAAATGGTCCGAGTTCTCCTCGAACGTCAGGAAATGATTGCGAAAGCGCTTGACAAGCGCGCGTTGAGAAGTCAGTAAAAACGACACAGGCAAAAAGGAAATGACATGTCGAAAAAACTGAAAAGCTCCGACACATTCTTGCCGGAAGTCATCGAGATCATGGACTTGTCTCCCTTCAGCGAGGCGGCTCAAGCCAGCTTCGTCCGGGACAGCTTCGGCAATTCGGTCTACCCCTACGCTCCGAAACCGGAACAGTTCTCGCTCGAAGCGATTGCTCACGCCCTCTCGATGCAGTGCCGTTTCAACGGACACATCGACTCGTTCTATTCCGTCGCTCAACACAGCGTATACGTCTCTCGCGTCTGCAAGCTGCGGGCTGCGAAGATGTGGGGGCTGATGCACGACGCCGCCGAGTACATCATTGGCGACATCCCGACACCAGTTAAGCGCTATCTCCCCAAGGAAGTCGTCACTCTGGAAGACCGGATCGCTGACAGCATCTGCGAACGCTTCAAGGTCGAGCGCAGCGACGGCATCGACGCCGAAGTGAAGCGCGCCGACTACCACCTTCTGCTCGCTGAGGCGATGACGCTTCACCCTGATCGTCATAACGAACTGGCGAACTGGAAAGAAATGAAGACGGATCGACCGCTTCGGGACTATCGCCTCGATAAGATCGACCCGCTGTATTACCCCTGGCCCCCCGCGCTCGCGAAGCTGCAATTCTTGAATGAGTTTCACGCTCTGTCTCGGGATCAGCCTTCGACGTTCATGTCGTATTTCCTTTCGTAAGACGAACTGACAAAGGCAAACGAGAAATGGCGCACTACGATCCGGCAATGGGCGAACTTGGCTACGCTCGCGAGAACAACGATTTCTATCCCACCGAAGAGTGGGTGACGAAGGCGGCTGTCGAGTTCATGGACGAAATGGATTGGTTCAGCATCAAGCCGCGCATACTCGTGTACTCGATATGGGAGTGCGCTGCTGGCGATGGTGCGATGATCGAACCGTTGCAGAAGCTTGGTCGCGTATATGGCACCGATCTGATGGATCGTGGTGCCGTAGGCGTCACCAGCGGCGTCGATTTCCTTGCCGCAAACGCGCTGCCATTTCTTTCAGGCCCTACGGCGATCATCACAAATCCTCCGTACACGCACGCTGAAGAGTTCGTCCGACATGCTCTCAAATTGACGGAGCCCGTCACAGGGCGCGTCGCTATGCTGCTGCGGAACGAATGGGATTGTGCGTCCGAACGCCAAGACCTGTTGCGCGATCATCCGGCGTACACAGCAAAGCTGGTTCTGACTTCACGCCCTCGCTGGATCAGGGGATCGAAGGGATCGCCTCGCCACAACTACGCTTGGTACTTCTGGGATTGGAGCCACGATCCTTTCGAGTACCCTATCGTCGCCTATAGCTCATCGAAACGCGCCTACGCCGAATGAAACTCAAGACTGTCATCTGGGACTGCGAAACAGACGGCCTCCTCGACACCGTGTCGAAGATGCACGTTCTCGTGCTCATGGAGTACGAGACGAAACGTCAGTTCGTCTTTCGGAACAACGACAAAGAGAACTCGATTGAGAAGGGCGTAGAGCTTCTGCGCAACGCCGAACTTATCGTCGGTCACAACATCCTGCATTACGACATCCCCGTCATCGAGAAGCTGTATGGCGCGTTCGACCCTGAAGGCCGCATCCGCGACACGCTTGTTCTTTGCCGGATGCTGTTCGCGAACATCAAGGAAGCCGACTTCGGCGCGTTCGCTCGCGGCCTGATCCCTGGAAAGATGATCGGCGCACACTCTCTCGACGCCTGGGGCTGGCGCCTGCGAAAGAACAAGGGGAACTACAAGCAGGAGATGGAAGCCAAGGGCCTCGATCCTTGGGCTGCGTGGAACCCTGAAATGGAGGCGTACTGCTTCCTCGACGTTGAGATCACCGCTGCGCTCTGGAAGCGTTGCATTGATACGCGCTTCAGCGAAGAGGCTATCGTTCTTGAACATCGCATCCACGAACTGATGGGTGTTCAAGAGCGCAACGGGATTCCGTTCGATGTCGCGACTGCCGAGAAGCTGGCGGTCGAAGTCGAAGAACACGCACAAGCCCTCGCGGACCAAGCCTCCGCTCACTACGGTCATTGGTACGCCCCAGCAAAGAACTACCAAGTCGGCCCGCTCTGGGATGACGATGAGGGGATCAATAAAGCGAAGGAGTATAAAAAGCCGCGCACACAATACGGCGAGGACGATTCGCGTGCGATGTGGGCTGAAGTGAAAGTACCGGCGCGCGACCTCAACTACAAAGACCCCATGAGGGGTAGTTACATGAAGGACGTGCCGTACTGCCCGATCCAGAAGAAAGAGTTCAATCCGCTTTCACGCCAAAACGTGATCGACCGATTTACAACCGTGTACGGATGGAAGCCTGAAGCCTTCACTGACACCGGCAGGCCACAAGTCAACGACGACGTTTTGCGCGGTCTCGTTGATCAAATCCCGATGGCCTTCGAACTGGCTGAAGTCTACTTCTATTCGAAACTCCTGGGCCAACTCAAGGACGGCAAGAACGGCTGGCTGAAACTGGTGTCACCGCAAGGCAAGATTCACGCCTACACCAACGTCGGTGGAACCGTGTCTGGTCGAGCGTCCCACAATTCTCCGAACATCGCTCAAGTCCCGAAGGTGATGACGGCGAAGCGCGTACACCCTGAGACGCAAAAGAAAGAGACCCATATCCTGAAAGGCCGGGACGGCTATTACGGATGGGAGTGCCGTTCTCTTTTCCACGTTCCTGACGGATGGAAAATGGTCGGCTGCGACTTGTCGGGTATCGAGTTTCGTTGTCTTGCGAACATGACTGCGCGCTTCGACAACGGCGCGTTGATCGATGTCGTTCTCAATGGCGACATCCATGAAATGAACCGCGAAGCCGCTGGTCTCGAATCTCGCGACACAGCCAAGACCTTCATCTACGCTTATTGCCTTCCGACAGACACCACTCAAGCTCTCACACGAAAGGGGTGGAAATACCGACACGAACTCAGTGTGGGCGACGAAATCCTTGCGTATGATAGCGGAACTAACACTAAGCGCTGGACGAAAATCCAATCGTTCGCTGACTACAAGGACGCCGAAGTTGTCCGTATGCGGAACAGCCACGCGTTCGACGTGGAATGCACTGAGGATCATCGCTGGTACATCAAGCAGCGCAAGCGCACCAAATCCGGCAGCTTCAGTAAGCAATATCAAGTCAGCGAAGTGCGGCGTACGTTTGAATTGACGTGCGATAGCTCGATCATCACGAACGCGCCTATGCACCCCGAAGAGTGGGATAAGCCCGGCATTCGTGGCTTTCTGACGCAGGGCAAGTACGGTGAAGACTGGACGCAGCGTGTGCTTGATATGTCGCAAGCCGAACGCACCGCTTTCCTCGAAGGCTTCCTGATTGCTGACGGCTATAAGGGAAACACTGGTGGCTGGCGCTGGTGCCAGAACAAGAATGAGTTGGCTGAGGCGGCGCTGCTGGCTTCCTATCTCGTTCACGACGGCTTCATTCACGTTACGGATCGGACCAACAGCCCAAGCCCGATGCTGAGCGCCATTCTGAGCGCGAAGCAGCACGTCACGCTTCAGACGATGCAGATCACTGAATCTCGCGTCTGCGATGTGTGGTGTCCGAACACCGAGTTCGGTACGTGGGTTATGCGTCAAGGCAACACGATCACGATCACCGGCAACTGCTACGGTGCAGGCGATTGGAAGCTAGGACACACGGTTGCGCCACACGAAACCGATGACATCAAGAAAAAGATGGGCGCCGATCTGCGCAAAACGTTCGAGTCCCGGCTGCCAGCCCTTAGTCGTGCCGTCTCGGAGATCAAACAAGAAGCGCGTTCGAAGAAATACTTGATCGGCCTCGATGGTCGCAAACTCTATGTGCGCAACGAATATTCCGCGCTCAATTTGAAGCTGCAATCCGATGGCGCATTGATCGCCAAGCAATGGCTTCTGGAGTACGAAGAAGCCCTGCTCGATAGGGGATGGCACCACGGCTGGGATGGTGACTTCGCCATGCTTGCCTGGATTCACGACGAAACCCAAAACGCAGTACGTGAAGAGATTGCCGAAGAGGTCGCACAGATCGCGGTCGCTTCAGCAAGAGCCGCTGGCGAACATTTCCACTTCCAATGCCCAGTGGATGCGGAAGCCAAGATTGGCAAAAACTGGGCCGAAACCCACTAACGATGAAAATTCTCTTGACTTAGGAAGTCAAGAAAAGTTACAAGAGGACACAATGACTGATAAAGCAGAACGAACAAAGAAGATCACGAACGCCCTGGCGACCGCTACAGGCATCGCCTTTATGGCGTTCCCTGTCATCGGCGTGACGACGAACCTCCTCGGATGGACGAAGTTCTCGTTCTTCGAGTTGACCTCGTATTTCTGGGCTCTGGGCGCCTATCACGGCTTCAAGAGCGCAGTGACTGAGGGCGTCTCCAACGCGCTCGTGAAGTTCAAGGTCTGGGAAGCTCAGATGCTGTACCAAGCGATGGGCCTTGCAGAGAACATCGCGCCGACTGCGACAGCCAAAGCTGAGAAGCCGAAGGCCAATCCCTTCGACAGCGTCGTCGTTCCGCTCGACTTCACGAAGAAGAAGGACGACTGAAATGACCGCTACCCTTTTCTTCGACACCGAAACGACCGGCATGGCTGAATGGAAGCTCCCGGTTATCGATCCGTCCCAGCCCAAGATCGTGCAGTTGGCGGCGATCCTTCGTGACGACGACACGAACAAGGAAATGTGCGCCCTGAACGTTCTGGTCAAACCGAACGGCTGGCGTATCTCTCCAGGCGCCGCAGCCGTTCACGGCATCACCGAAGAAGTCGCAAACAACTTTGGCATCGACCACGACCGGGCGCTGGATACCTTTTTCGATATGATGGAAAACGCCGACACGATTGTTGCACACAACATTCGTTTCGACTCTCTGGTTGTTCGTCATGCCATGAGCGTCTACGCGACCAATCAGGAGCGGGAAGGCAACACCAGAACCGAAATTTACGCCGGGCTCGTAAGTGAAATGGATCGCAAGAAGGAGCGCTGCACCATGTTGGCCGCAGTCCCGGTTGTGAAAATCCTACATCCAAAGCCGAAACATCCGGCTGACTTTAAGTGGCCCAAGTTGTCGGAGTGCGTTCAATACTTCTTCGGTGAAAACCTCGAAGGCGCGCACGATGCACTCGTCGATGTTCGGGCCTGCATTCGTGTCTACGACCAACTAACAAGGCTTGACGCGTTCCGCACAGTTCACTAGGTAAGGCAAAATGACAAAGAAAAACGAACCACTCGACTTTCAAGCGATGTTTGACCTTTGGGCGAACAGTACCCAGAAAACCTGGGCGCATGATCGTTCCAAATCAGTCGGCGCATCCGAAGTGTTCGGCTGCCTGCGTAAAGCTTGGTTCTCGAAGCGAGGCAAGTCCTTCGGCTTCGAGCCCGACGCCGACTTCGTTCAATCGTGGGGCGCCACAAAGCGCGGCGATCTGATCGAAAACCATCTCGTCGTCCCGGCGATCACCCTCGGTCTGGCTGCTCAAGCCCCGAAGGCGACGCTTCTTTATGCGGGCGAAGAGCAGGAGACCATCGTTCTGGAACGCGCCAGCGCGACCCCTGACGGCCTTGTCGTCGGTGTCCGTAAAGATGCTCTGGCCCGCTACGGCGTCGATGATCTCGAAAGCAACTGCTTCAACCTCGAAATCAAGTCCATCGATCCTCGCGTTGGGCTTCATGAAGAGAAGGCAGTTCACCGTGGTCAGGTCCAAATGCAAATGGGCCTGATCCGGGAAACGACAGAATACCGCCCAACCTATGCCGTGATCCTTTATGTGGACGCCAGCTTCCACGACAAGATCACGCCATTCATCGTCAGGTACGATGAGAAAGTCTATCTCGCTGGCAAGAAACGAGCAGAGAATGTATGGCAAATCGATGACCCGAAAAAAATTGCCCCTGAAGGCAAGTTCGACAAAACTTGCGACTACTGTCCGTTCAAGAATGCGTGCGCGTTTGTCACTGTCGGCGCGATCCCGCCGAAGGACGACGCAAAAAAGCTGCCAATCGAAACCGATTCAGAACTAGAAGCGCTGATCGCCGCGTATCGGGAACAGAAAGCTAAAGCCGATGTTGCCGAACACGATTTCGAAATCGCAAAGCACGCGATCAAGGACTATCTCGCTACTCTCGGTAAATCCCGAGTGTGGGGCGATGGCTACAAAGTTTCTTGGACAAGCCAGAATGGTCGTAAGACCCTCGACAAGGATGCGATGATTGCCGATGGCATCGATCTCTCCAAGTACGAGAAAGAAGGCGATGGCTTCGACAAGCTCACCATTTCCTTGGCGGATTGAGTCGCCCGTCAGGAATAATGTCAATAAAAGCGACTATTAACTACAGAGAGAAACAATGGCTAAAGAAATTGCAATTCGAAACAACCCTTCGGCAGTCTCGACCTACGGAGACGATCCGTGGGCGCAGTACGCGGCTCAACACGGCGGCGCAAACTCCGGCGTTCAGTACCTGAAATTCGATGGCAACACCGGTGTTTACACCTACGGCGCCGAACGGACTGAACTCGAAGAAGGCTCTGTTGTGGCGTTCAATATGGAGTCTTATCAAAAGGGCTTCATCTGCTGGAAGGACAAGGAAGTCATCGATACTTCGATGGTCTCCGTCGTCGATGTGATCTTCAACGGCGCCAAACCGGTCAGTAAGGCTGACCTTCCTGACCACGGCCCGTACAAGAAGTACGCCAACGGCGCCAGCGACGGTTGGACTGAGCAACAGGTCATCGGTCTGAAGGTTCTCGAATTGGGCGTTGACGCTGAATTCAAGACCTCTTCGAACTCCGGCCTTCGTGCTCTCAACAAGCTCGTCATGGACTACGGCAACGGACGTAAGGTGCATGGTCCCGACGCGATCCCGCTCGTCGAACTCGGCAGCACGTCGTTCACTCCCAAAGACGCCGGTCCCGGCGTCGGCGTTAAGTACGCGCCGACGTTCAAGATCGTCGATTGGAAGACGGCTGAAGAACTCGAAGAGATCGTGAACGAAGGCCTCGAAGGCGCCGACAATGAGGAAGAGGCC